ATCAAGTGATTCCGCAATTGTCAACAAACGGCCTAAGGTATCAAAGAGAAACTCTTTGACCTCGACCTTTGGTGTACAAAGACGGACCCCTTCGAGAGTTACCTCGCTTTCGCGAGATAAATTCTCGAGTTGCTCAGCTATGAGCTTGACTTGTCTAGTAGACAGCATATATATGCTCCTATTTGAACAATCAAAACTACTGGAACTACCTTTCGGGTAGCGGCCTCGTCACTCCCTTCTATAGGAGTTGACGAGAACGCAGCGGTTGATTAGGCCGCTGCCCAGCCTCTTCGTAAACAAATGCGATGAGGCAGCGCATAGACGCCAGTGTCGGCACCTGTACTTCCCGTGTTTAACACGCGGAGGCACTCTCGCCAACCATCCGTACTATATGTTTTCAATATAGGGCGGATGACCCAGTTGCGTATTTCAATACGATGCAGATGAGAACTAAACCTAGTTCTCACTCTGGATCGATTGGCAACCGACTGGTGCACGTGGGAACGATACCATCCTATTAAGGCAGAAGAATCAATACTTATGCGACCGGCAAGGTCGCGGTATTGAAACTTCTGGCGAACATAAGGAAGAAGGCCATATTTGGCTTCAACTAAATGTTCGATCATGGTAGCCGTACCCCAGTAACCTCGATCCCATAACGAGTTAGACAACTCGACATAGGAAAGAAGTTCACTGGCATCTCTAGACCTACGATGAGACCATGTCGATCGTAAACGAATGGGTGTGACATCGACGCCTTTAAAGGCGTCGCACCCACAGGATTCTCGAAAGAATCCAGCGACGCAGCACTTACCTTCATTGAACCGAAGTCCAAAGTAAGGGAAGTACTGCAGTAAGAAAGAATAGTCTTCTCTTCTTACTATGATGTCATCGCCATATACATAGACAGACGGGTGACTTAATCCCCGATATTTATGTATATGGAGCACTGAGACAGCAAGTGCAAAAAAGCACAATGCCTCAATAGGAAAGCAAACTGCTGATCCCATTGGTGCAAACGTGCTTAATCGCACTTCTTCCATCCGGCAACCGCGTATATTCACTCCGCGACGCAATTAATGCATCGTAGAGGGAAGTACCTGAAAAAAGTCTTTCGACTAACTTCAGGGTGACGCGGTCGCTAGCGTCCTTCATATCAAGAGTCACATACTCACAAGTACGTGATGCATCAAGGGCGAGATTCCGATTAATCGATTGATCCGTAAAATTTACGAATCCCCGAGACATCGGATGTCGCTCGATCCAGGAGTAAAGTAACTTCTGGATTCCCTGTTGTATCCACTGTAATTCAAGTGGTTCTTTTGATATGAGCCTTGGACCACGAGAATCCTTAGGGACGAGTACGACCGAAGCCGTACCGTACGAAAGGATCTCCAGTGATTCAATCCAATCCAGCTGATCAACAACTTGGTTTAATCCAAGCATAAAGTACTCCGTAAAGGGGTACATTATTTCGGTATGAGAGTAGATCCGTGAGAAGTTAGACTTCTCACCAATCTCCTCACCGGTGCTGACAGCTCCTGGACCATGTCGGGGAATAATATCCCTAACATTAATCCCGCCGAGAAGACGAGTAATAAAACTTCGCGCTTCTCGGAGGATTGGAGACACCTCGACAGGAAACTCCAACGAATGGAGTTCTGCCTGGGTGTGGACGAACGACTCAATGACAGAGTTTTCCGTTTTAGAGTCATATGGTAGTTTGAGCTTGTACAAAAAATACAAGAACTGTCTTAAGTGCCTCAATGCGGTTATATCCGGATCACTCCGGATATATCCCTCACACGTAAAGATACGCTCTATCAACCACCCGAGAAATCGGGGAATTGCACTACTGGGCCTTAAAGAAAACCCAGTAACGAGTAGAGGAGTATCGCTATGTAAAGCGGTGTCAATCGCTTTACCTAGTTTCGGGAGAGTTTTCGTCAAAAACGAAATACCCTCCTTATCAAGCCGAGACATCAATTTCTTGATGTCAAGGCGAGACTCACGTGAGTTAGGATAACATTGAGCTATGTCATGATATAGTTGCACGGTCAGAGAAACGTACGTTTCTAGGCTATTCTTATCAACCATAAGGTAGATATCCTAGCCAGACTATGCAACGACACCACAACAAATCACCAAGACAGGGAAGCTTAAGGCTCCCCATTCCGCATCCTGTAGAGATTAGCATTTGAAAGCGTCGCAGCCGTCGGTGAGACGGCAACGACGCCCAAAAGCGCCTCAAACAAGACAACGGAATCAAACGCCGCACCGTTAGAATCGAAAGCCCCGCGAGGGGTTCCGATCACGATGTAAGCGAACGCCTTGGTATTGCCCGAAGGAATATCGGAATCCAACGAAAGTTGGTCCATATCCAAACGGACAAGAAGCCGATCAGTAGGAATAACGCCATTCTCCTTACTCACAGAGTGTGAGATAGTGAGAGTAGCGGGTCCAGAAGCCCCAGTTGGGCTGATGGCACTTGCCTTTCTGACCGACTTGCCTGGTGCTAGGTCAAGCAGAGCAAACGATTCCGTCGATAAGACGGAAATCGCGCTCGCCGCACCTAGCGAAAGGCATTTAACTGGAAGTGGGTCGACTAACATAGTCTGATCTCTTTCCGTTAAGTGGTGTGAAGGACATTACTGCCCTTAATATCACCTAGGCAAACGTTGAGCAATCAAAGAAGAAGATATCGCTATCTTATTCGAGATTGAAACGAAACTCTCACCATTTCTGACGAGGGTCCTAGGTGCCAATACAATATGGCCGGGAGGAGGATTAAACCTCTCTCGGTCATAGAGTGTGTACAACTCTGTACCTACTTGATGGGTAACCATCTCGTAATACGGCGATACGTCAGTGACGTATGGAGCCGTCAGAGTGTACGTAACACGATTCTGTATTTTTATCGTTTCAAGATAATCATACAGAATTGGTGTAGCACGGAATAAACGAGGCCTATTCTTGTGCAGCCAGTCGGAGACGCTATAAAACCAATCAATAATAAAACTGAATGGAATAACGTCCCAGGCGGCCGCAGGATCATAGAGTCCAAAAGACTCACAGATCTGAGCAAGACGAGACACCCAACCGTGGAGTTCAGGGCAGACAAACCCATAAAGGGCTTGAGCATGCCATGAGGCTACATTCTTACTCTCAACCTTTACGGAGAGAGGAGAACCCAACTCAAACATTGGAAGAGTAATGGAAACATTCTCCTCCCAATCATCAAGAAGAGGTGAACTAATGATCTTTTTAAGATCAGTCACATTCTGATGGGTAACATACCGTTTGAGGGAAGCCTCACCAGAGCTGGCCTCTCTTAGTACGCGTTTCCAATGTTGGATAACGCGAACTAAATCTTGAATATCCTTGATTGTGGGAAGAATCCCAAATCGAGTTAGCAAATGGGCATCATGCATCTGACGGGCGGTACGGTCATCTCTGACTAAACCACCCTTAGATGAACGAACTCGAGGTGGGCGATAACGCCTACCAGAGGTCGTTAAGGACGTAATAACGTTCTTTACGAGCTTCTTTGCATCAAGAAGGTCAACGAGGAGATACCAAATCGAAAAATCCGTATCGAACGGATCTGAACGAATTGGCATGCTCGACATCAAACGCGAATCACCGAATAATGGTTTAAGCTCGTCTATTCGACGAGTCAACTCATCATCAGGTGGAGCAGTCCTATGAAATAATTGCTCTTGAGCTCTCTTAATAATAAGAGAGTTAGGAACAAAGTCATACGCCTTAGTACCGGCGGATATATTACTATAGCCGTCAATAATGGGGCGAGGAAGTATATCGTAACGAGTATCAAACTCGTAGCGACCATAATCCCGGACTACCTTAGCATTACGACAAACGTTATAATGCTGAGCACCTTTCCTCCGTTCATCCTGCATAAATTGTGCAGTATGAACATAAGGATAGGGATCTACGTAATCATGTACAGAACCGACGGGCCAATGAGGAAACGATGTATCAAAAATACACGTTTCGACATTGTCGATGCCGGTTCCAATACTAATTATTCTAGAACGCGTTCTCATATGTTATCTAAACTCAGAC